ATGATCGCTTTATGCAACTATTCTTGCATTTTGTAAGAAAAAACGGCCCTTATGCTGACTATGCATATGACAAGAACCGTAAGTGTTATGAATTATTGACTGGAAATAAAGTGTAGTTTATGGTGCAGGAATTAGAGGGTCATTGATCATAGGAATTGATGCAATTTCACTCCAGCGAGAATATAGACCCAATAACTTTTGATCATTCTCTACAATTACTGGCAGTGTTGGGAAACCAGTAGGGAATGGAGTCTCACTTGGCAAGTCTCTGAGTGCTTGTCTCCAAGTTTTGAAATCTACATTGAGAATTGTTGATTGTTCTTGAGATTTAATTGCAATCCAATCTGTTACTAAGAGCATTTCATCACGAATTGGACGAAGTGCATCATATCTCTTAGTCTCTTGTCTGGAATCATATGAGGCAATTTCACTATCCCATTCTTGCTGAGTAAGAACTTGAATTCCTGGAGTTACTTGCTCAATTACAACATCATCTGAGCAAGTGGATAACATAAAAGGAATTTCATTTTCATCAGTTAAATTATAACTAACTTCCAGTCCAGAAATTCTTGGCATCATTAATCCAAATTTGGTATATGTTGCCCATGCTCCATTATCTCTATCTAACCAGTAATGTTTTAAGAGTTGCGACATTTGTTTAATTGACCTTTATACCATATTTATCCGATAACTCTTTATCAATCTCATCTTTGGTTTTTATTCCTTGAACAGTCATCCAATTTACCATACTATAACGAGTACCTGAAATAACTGGTTCAACTTTATGTAAATAATGTTGAGAAGATGGGAATGCAATTAGAAGTCCTGGTTCTGGGCGAATAGTAATTCTCAAATCCGGGAATACAAATTCCCCACCCTCAAAGTCATCATTAAGAAAAAGAACTGTGGATAAATCTCTTTCCACAGATTTCTTCCAAATTATATTTCCATCGGGACATTTCCATTGTGCAACAGCATCATAGTGTGCCTTATAGTGACCACCTCTTTCGTATACTAAAAGTTGAGGTAATTCACTGTCTCTGATTTTAAAATTATAAAATGGATTGATAACATTATGAACTATATTGTCATAAAGTTCTTTGATCTGTGGTAAGATTGGTAAGATATCTGCACACTTTACATTTCTGGAAGATAAGTCAATTTTACCGGGATGATTCTCTCCAGTTTCATTTGCTCTTTCTGCATCAAAAACTCCCATCTGTTCTTGATTGGATTTTTTTGCGTGATTAATCAAAAAATCACATGCTTCTGGAGTTAATACTTTCGGTTGAATTATAATATTTGCAAGAATGTCATTCATATGTTATGATGTAGTTGTCTTATTTAGTTTGAGTTTGAGAGTGCTCCAGAACCGAATAATGTTGTTCCTAGATTTCCTGGACTTGATCTGACTTCAGTTGAAAAATCTAAACGATTAATTGTTGATATTCCTGCACCAAATGGAGTTCCAAGTATATCCCCACCCGCAAAGTATCCATAATTATTACTTGCTGTTGCTGATGCATATCTTAGTTCTGCTGATAAATTTGATGCAGGAGGTAGTACTGAGGTTGTTGTATTAGAAAAATCCAATCTCCAAATATTGCTAGTTCTAGAAACTCCGGGATTTCCTTCTCCTGCATTGCTAGTACCTCCCGCAAAATACCCATAATTATTATTTGAACAAGATGCTTGTTCTGTACGTGAAAAAGGTAAATTGGAAGTACTTATCGTTTCATTTGAAAAATTAAGTGTATACATATTGGAACTTGGAGAAGGTCCAGCAGCATATCCTCCGGAAAAATAACCATTAGAATTATTTGAAATTGCTGATAGACCAACTATAGCTATTGGTAAATTCAATCTATTATTAACGCTGTCATCGGAAAAATCAAGTCTACTTATATCACTGACTAGGAAAGTAGGGGCACCACCACGAGAATAACGACCTCCTGCAATATATCCATAAGAATTGCTTGAGGTTGCTGCTAATTTATACGTATCCTGGATAATATTGGATGCAATGTTAGTAAATACATAAGTCTCATTAAGTAAATCAAAGCGAGCAAGAACTTCTTGTGAAGTGCCAGTTGGTCCACCACTAAAACCTCCATTACAAAAATACCCATAAGAATTATTTGATAATGTTGTCAAATACACATATGTGGTATATTTATTAGAATCGCTACGAACTTCAGAAGAAAAATCAAATTTAGTTATATTACTTGTAATAGTTTCAGATAGATATGTACCAGTATTTCCTCCTACAAAGTAACCATAAGTTTTATTGTCCCTTAGTACAGATTTTCCTCCAGAAACTGCTGCTAAACCATCTCTTCCTGTAGATAAATTTCTTCCAGGATTACTTGTTGTTTCGTTAGAAAAATCAAGACGACTGATTGTGTTTATAGTAGTAGTAGGACCAGAACCGCCACCAAAGTATCCATAAGAACTACTTGCAGTTGAATCTAATTTTCTTCTTTCTGGTAGATTATTATTGGGATTACTAACAGTTTCGTTTGAAAAATCAAGACGACTCATAGTACTTATATTAGTAGAAACTAGTACCCCACCAGAAAAATAACCATAAGAATTACTTGATGTTGCTGCTGATAATTGTCTTGAGCTAGGTAAATTGTTACCAGGTTCGCTAACAGTTTCAGTAGAAAAGTCAAGACGAGTGATGGTATTGAAAGTGGTTGGTGCAGGTGGCGAAGTAAGACCACCCCCAAAATAACCATAAGAATTACTTGATGTTGCTGCTAATCCATTTCTATCTGAGAGTAAATTTTTTCCAGGATCACTGACAGTTTCGGTTGAAAAGTCAAGACGACTAATGGTATTTGTGGATGGATCTGCTAAAGAATCTCCACCGCCAAAATAACCATAAGAACTACTTGCAGTTGAAGCTAAGTTTCTTCTTCCTACTAGTAAATTTTTATTGGGGTTACTAACAGTTTCGTTTGAAAAATCAAGACGACTGATAGTGTTTATAATAGTGGGACTGGCTGGATTAGTACCTCCTCCAAAATACCCATAAGAACTACTTGGGGTTGCAGCAAATTCATTTCTTATTGAAGGTAGATTATTATTGGGATCACTAACAATTTCGTTTGAAAAATCAAGACGACTGATAGTGTTTAAACTGGGGCCGCCGCCATAATAACCATAAGTCGCACTTTCATTCCAATAGTAAAAATTACCACTTTCTATATTTTGCAACTGTCTTTCATATATAGTTGCTAAACCGAATACATCTCCAATACGATTTGGTGGAGTATAGTAAGTGGTAATTCCAGCCATTGATTATTCCTTTATTTTAAGGTCTTGATTGAATAATGAACTTGTAATTTGTTTTGCTTCTTCTTTCTCTTCAATACCACGAAGAAGTGCTTGATCTAATCCAGTAATCTCTTGAATGCCAGCAGCAACACTTTCCTGAAGAGAGTTCAGGAACTCAAGAGGGTTGTTAGGATCACCAAATGATCCCTTTGTACGATTGACATCATCGGTCAGTACTGTAGGGGCACTTGCGCGTCTCATGGAACGAATATTACCAGCATTGACACCAGTTCTTGCCGCAAGTAGATCATCCAGAGACTGGTTAGCAAGTCTTCTCTCCCAATAGTTTGGTTGATCTTGATTATACTGATCTCTTGAAACTAATTGATTACCATTCAATTCCACCAGACGACTGATAAGTTTATCAAAACACTCAAGTTCTTCTACAGATGCTTTGAATCCACGATTGATGTTTTCTAGCATACGATGAAAATGGAATTCATCAATATCATACCAACAGAGTTCTTCACCACCATCACGGGTTTTCCACCAGATTGGTTGGGTTTTATCCTTTCCTTCCCACTTATAATGAAACTCTCTTGCGACTCTTTTTGCTTCTATAATTTGTTGTAGAAGACCTTCTGCTACACTACGACGATTGACGATTGCTGCTTTGAATGCAGAAGGAATCGTGAAGTTATCGTGAATAATAAACTTTTCAATCTGGAAATCAGATCTTCCTTGAGCAAGTTCAACTTCACTTTCTGCCCAACGATTTGCTTCATTCAGCACTTTGAACATAAAGTCATTCTTATCATCAAGAACTTCTTTGGAAGTTGCAAGAGCAATTGCTTCATAGTTATTTGTCATAGTCTCTTTCATTTTTGTAATATCTTTTGTTATTTATGAGTATTTTCCGCACAGAAAAATCCTGAAGTAGAATTATAAGGTTTCACTTGTTTAATTATAAAGTTCTTTGATTCCAAGAATTCAAATAATTCCTTTGAAGTTTTATCTGTTAGATCATCGTGATATTCACCAACAATCTTTTCCACTTTAAATAGAAGTTTTGATTTCATTAGAATCTCAAATTCAGAACCTTCTGCATCTATTTTAAGTAAAGATATCTTTGGAAAGTTTATTAGAATATCATCAAGACCTATACAATTAATTTCAGTTTCAATTCCATTCTTTTGGTAAAAAGAATGCATTCCAGTATTAGTTCCAGGAACAATTACAAACTTTTTCTTTCTCCTTTTATCTAAAACAGCAAATGGATATGGTTGAAAATACTTATAATCTTTTAGATTATTTACAAGTGCTCCAAAGTTTTTTTCTTCGGGTTCAAAACAATGAATTTGTTTGCAACCTTTATCCATACAAAGTTTTGCAAAAAATCCTTTGTGTGATCCAATATCAATTACAACATCTTCTGAAGAAAAGGAATCTATTCCATATTCATTCTGATGATATACTTGATTAAAAATCCAGTCGTCATTAAATGGAGTCTCTTTTTGTTGAATAATATTCACCAGATCTTTCCAAATAACTGCAGATTTCTTCCAATCGTAAACTTCTCTTGTAAGTTCGGAAAGATCTTTGGTTGCTTTGTAAAATGTTTCAGGTTCTTTTTCAAAGAAATCAAAACATCTAGAAACCTCTTGTGCAAATTCATTAATAAACTTTGGAGAAGGTTTCCATCCAGAAGGAGTATTTTCTCCGGTCATTGGAACATACTTACCTCTTCCAAAAGAAACTTCTGAAAGTGCTCCAATGTCACTGGTAATTGGATAGCATCCACATGCCATTGCTTCTGCTAAGGAAAGGCAGAAAGTTTCTTCCCATACATTCGGGTGAACAAAGAATGCAGCATCTTGAATATGAGTTACTAATTCTTCTCTTTCAATACAAGGAGAATAAAGAACATTTGGTAGAGATTGGAGTTCTTTTATTGCTTCCTTGAATTCTTCGGTTTCTTCTTCATAATTTCCAGCATTCTCATATAGTGACATTGAGGAGAATACTTTTAACTGAGCGTCTGGATGTTGTTTGATGACTTGCTTCCAGATTTTTGGAAGTGGTGCAATTCCCTTATGGGGTGCAGAAAAGAAAATTGCAGTTTTTGATTTTGGTTTAGATGAAGGTACAAACATCTCATCCAGACCATAATAAATTACAG